ATGCAATCACTTGAAGGCAGGACGGTACTGGTCACCGGTGCCAACGGCGGACTCGGCGAGCAGTTCGTGCGCCAGGCCGCCGAACGCGGCGCCCGGAAGGTCTACGCCGCGTCGAAGGCGGCGATGTGGTCGGCGACCAATGCGCTGCGATTCGCGCTGCAAGGCCAGGGCACGCAAGTGGTGGGCCTGCTTGTCGGCATGGTCGATACGCCGATGTCGGCACGCAGGCCGAAGAATTCTATCCCTGCCTGCATGAACAACTAAGCGCCTTCGCCGCCTGAGCCGCCGGTCCGGCCCCAACTTCAACCGTCGGTCGACACCGTCAGTTGCTCCCATTTCGCGAGCTCGTCCGCCATGGCGGACAGCTTGCCCCGCACCAGCGCCAGCGCGTCGCTCCCGAGCAGCAGATGCATGGGCGCCTCGTCCGCCTGCATCACGGCCAGCATGGCACGTGCAGCCTTGACCGGATCGCCCAGCTGCTTGCCGCTTTTTTCCTCGCGCGACTGGCGTATCGGATCGAACAGGGCGTCGTAATCGTCGATCGAGCGCGGCGTGCGCTGCATCGAACGCCCCGCCCAATCGGTACGAAACGAGCCGGGCGCCACTGCGGTCACCGCGATGCCGAAGGCCTGCACTTCCTTCGCCAGCGTCTCGGTGATTCCTTCCAGCGCAAATTTGCTGCCGCAGTAGTAGCTGATGCCGGGCATGGTGATATAGCCGCCCATCGAGGTGATGTTCAGGATGTGGCCGCGCCTGCGTGCGCGCATGAAGGGCAGCACGGCCTTGATCATGGCGACCGCACCGAACACGTTGACGTCGAACTGGCGCCGCATTTCCGCCAGCGGGGACTCCTCCAGGATGCCCTCATGCCCATAGCCTGCATTGTTGACCAGGACGTCGACCGGTCCCTGGTTTTGCTCGATCTCCGCGACCACGCCGTCGATGGCGTCGACATCCGTCACATCGAGGATACGTGCGAAGGCCTTCCCCGGGAACAGGACTTCGAAGTCCTGCGCGGCCTGCGCGTTTCTTACCGTGCCGGTCACCCGGTGTCCCTGGGCCAGGGCTTCCTGTGCCAGCGCACGCCCGAAGCCGCTGCTGACGCCCGTAACGAGCAAATGTTTTATGCCTGCCATCGAAAATCTCCTTTATGCACGATTGAAATGAAGTTTGACTACCTGCCTACGGCATGCAGCGAGGATTGAATGATAGGATGATGGAGTGGCGTCATAAAGGCCGCCAGGTCTGGCATCCTTGCCTAATCCTATAAAACAAGACACGATGAACGATGCACAAGCCTATCGCCTGATGCTGAGGCAGAGAATGGTGACACTGCTGGCAGGCCTGGCGCCGGAGGAAGGCTACAACCTGAGCGCGCTGCCCGACGTGCGCTTCCTGCGCTCGAACCGGCCGCTGAAGGCGACGCCCGTGTTGTACGATCCCGGCATCGTGATCGTATGCCAGGGACGCAAGCGCGGCTATTTCGGCGACCAGGTCTACGTCTACGACGACCAGCACTACCTGGCCGTATCGGTGCCGGTGCCGTTCACGATGGAGACCGACGCCAGCGCTGCGGAGCCGCTGCTCGCCATCTACCTGCACCTGGATTTCGAGCTGGCGGCCGACCTCATGCTGCAGCTGGCGCAACATGGCGGCATCGACGAGGCCGCGCCGGCCGGCATGATGTCGACGCCGATGGACCACAGGATGGCCGAGTCGGTCCTGCGTTTTCTTGAGGTGATGGGCGACCCGCTCGAAGCCGCCGTCCTCGGGCGTGCGCTGGTCAGGGAGATCTATTTTCACGTGCTGGCCGGCGCCCAGGGCGGCGCCATGCGCGCGGCCTTGTCGCTGCACGGGCAGTTCGGCAAGATCGCCCGTGCGATCCGGCGCATCCACCAGTCCTACGCGTCCGGCCTGGCGGTCGAGGAACTGGCGAAGGAATCGGGCATGAGCGTGCCGAGCTTTCACAGCCATTTTCGCAACGTCACCCAGACCTCGCCGGTGCAGTACCTGAAGTCGACCCGTTTGCACCAGGCGCGGCTCTTGATGGTCAGGAACGGCATGACCGCGGCGGCGGCGAGCTACGAGGTCGGCTACGGCAGCCCGACGCAGTTCAGCCGCGAGTTCAAGCGCCTTTTTGTGGGGGAGTGAGCATATTGTCACCCGGTAAGGTCCTGCGAGAAACCCAATAAACCCAGCCAGAACAAACACTTAGCATGAATTCCGGGCTGGGATGGTTTTGGCACCGATTAGTCGCGTTTGCGCCGATTCAGGCCGCTATTGCGCTTTTTTTGGCATTGAGGCGACCAGATTTCGGGCGGTCGCTGCGGTATGAGGGATCATTTGCCGAGGGAGCTGGCGCCTGCGCCCGAACAGCCAGGTTGGCGTTCGCCCAATTCCCGCAGGGGGTGTCGTCGGCTTCACGGAGGATTTGCTTGAGTGATGCGATGATGCTTTGCTTGGTCATGGTGCAAATCTTTGAGTCTAGTTGACGCAAGGCAACGAAAAATCACACATTCCCACGGTTACCCGACCGCGCGCAGAAACTTCCTAAGATCGTCAGCACCAGCCCCTCTCGCCAGATAGTCATAAAGGACAGCTGCAACCGAGCCTTTTCGACCAGGCGTTAGCGTTTTACCGCTCTCCTGGCACCATTCCTCGACGGCCTGGACGGCAAGAGCTAATAGCTCCGGGTCTGCCTTCGTACCGGCCGCAATGGCCGTAGGCGCGCCCGCCTTGCCTGTGACGTAGGCGTCCCTGTCCTGCTCTACCGTAACGGCCCCCGCTGCCCCAGGGCGACTTAGGCGTTTTGCCTCGTCTGGATCGCTCCAGCCACCATCACAAGCGCGATAACGTCCGCCCGACATCTCATGCAGCTCAGCGCCTTTCGACTTCGCCGGCAGATAGCGTGCGGGGATCTGGTAGACGCGCCTGGTGCCGCCCACGCCCGTGCGCTCTTCGAAGTACCAGGCTTCTCTCTTCGCCATCGCATGGACGGCTGCCTTAGTAGTCGGAACGCCAGGAAGACGCTTCTCGGCAATCTCTTGTGCGCTCAGTAGTTCTTCCACAATCCACTCCCACATAAAAAAGCGGATTGGCTGTCCGTCCAGTTCCGCAGCCGCCCCAACAAACTAAATTCCCCATAAATCAAAGACTTATGGAAATTACCCATAGAAAAGAGTGGTTTGCCAAGAGGATTGTTGAAAATCCCCTTTACGATCCACTTACCATCCACTAAAATCCACTCATGTACCGAACCAACAGGGGTCACCAATGAGTGTAGTCAATAGCATTAAAAAATCCGCCCAGGCCGACTGGCATAGGGCGGATGTAGTGGCTGCAATGCACAAGGCAGGATGGTCGCTTCGCGCCCTCTCCGTTCAAAGTGGATTGAGCCCCTTTACGCTTAAATCCGCTCTCGACCGACCGTATCTCAAGGCTGAACGCATCATCGCCGAAGCGATTGGCGTTGCACCGGAAGAGATCTGGCCCGAACGATATGCAAAGCGCAATTTTACGCCAGTTTTGACACCAGTAGCCGTGCTTGCAACCCATCAACCGTCCAACTGATGAGTGAAGCAATGGTAAGCAATCTCGACCCGGCTTGCCACAAAGGAATTTCCCGGACAAGGAAAAGCATCAATGAGAACTAAACAATGGAAGTCAGCACGTGCATCGAGCCTCTCCGAAGCTATGGAGTTGTGCATCGAATTCGCTGCTACAAAACGACGCCCAATCAAGGTGCTGGCCGACCTGATGGGCGTAGAGGTAAAGACCCTCTATCGGTGGCTTTCGGACACGTCGATGCCGCTGAACCGTATCCGCCAGTTCGAAACGTTTTGCGGTAAATCGTTCGTAAGCGAATACCTGTGTATGGCACAAGGCGACAAAGTTGTCGTGACGATCCCTTCCGGAAAGAAAGCAGGCGTCCTCGAGCTGGCACAAGTTCAAGGCGCCTTCGCCGATGCCATGTCCAAGCTGGTCCGCTTCTACGAGTCTGAAGGCGACGTCGACGAAACGGTTTCAGCGATCACCGGCACCCTAGTGCAATTGGCGTATCAGCGCGAAAACGTGTTGAAGGCAGGAACCCCTGAGCTTGACCTGTTTGAGGGGGACGAGTGAACACGGCCGTCGTCAAAACCCATTACTCCGCTGCTGAGCTGGCCGCGTTGCGCCTTCCAGGGTTGCCCGAGACAAAGGCAAACATGCGCGCCAAGGCCGAGCGTGAAGGCTGGTGCTTCATCGAGGTGAAAGGCGTCGGTGGCACTCGCCGCGAATATGCCCCATCCGCAGAGGTGATTGAGGCGATCAAAGAGAAGGCAGCGCGCGAGGTAGTGGCGGTAGTCCCAGCCAAGCGCCTGGCGCTCAAACCGGAAGACCAGCTGCCGCTGATCGTGACCGAAAGCCAAGGCCTGCAGCTTGACGCTCGCAAGGGTGTTCTCCTGGCGCTTGAAGCCCTCATGAACCGCTCGGGCTACCCGATGAAGAAGGCTGCGCGTGTACTAATCGAGATGGCGCGCAAGGGCGAAGCCGGCGAGCAGCTGGTCGCCATGCTCAAGATGGCACGCGACGGCCGGGGCCGCCCCAGCCCGGATGGCCTGCCGTCCGAGCGCAGCGTCCTACGCTTCGTCGAGTACGAGCGCGCCGGCATGCTGGCGCCAAAGAAGCGCGAAGCGGATATGTCGGTGCCGGCTTGGGCGAAAGCCTTCCTGGAGCATTACCAGCGGCCAGAGAAGCCCACGGTCGAGCACGCCTACCGCGAGTTCTGCAAGGCGCTGGACGACAAGGCGCAGGCGCCGAGCATCTGGCAGGTGCGCCGCTTCCTGGGCAAGGTCGGCAACGTGACGCTGCAGTTGGGCCGTATGGGCGACCGCGAGATCAAGAGCCTCAAGGGTTTCGTGCGCCGCGATTTCGCCAGCCTGCTGCCGGGTGACATTTATAGCGCTGACGGCCACACCTTCGACGCGGAGGTGCAGCACCCGATGCACGGCCGCCCGTTCCGCCCGGAGATCACCTCGGTGGTCGACATCGCCACTCGCAAGACGGTGGGCTGGTCGGTCGGCCTGGCCGAAAGCGCGTTCGCGGTGCTCGACGCCCTGCGCGCCGCGGTTCTTACTGGCGGCATCCCTGCCGTGTTCTATGTCGACAACGGCTCGGGCTACAAAAACGAGCTGATGACGGACACCGGCACCGGCCTGCTTGCTCGCCTCGGCATCGAGATGATCAACAGCCTGCCCTACAACAGCCAAGCGCGCGGCGTCATCGAGAAGCTGCACCAGACCATCTGGGTCAACGCGGCCAAGGAACTGCCCGGCTTCATCGGCCGCGACATGGACCGCCAAGCCAAACAGGCGATCTTCAAGCTGTCCCGCAAGGCGCTGGCCAACGCGGCTGGCGAGGCGGTGGCGATGCCGCTGATGGCCTGGGATCGCTTCGTCGCCTTCTGCGAGGAAAAGGTGGCCGAGTACAACAACCGGCCCCACCGCTCCCTGCCGAAGGTCACCGATCCAGAGAACGGCCGTCGCCGCCACATGACGCCGAACGAAGCATGGGCACGCGCCGAAGCGGCAGGGGTCGCCGCCCACCTGGTCACGGACGACGAGGCACGGCCGCTGTTCCGCCCGCAGGTGTTGCGCACGGTTCGCCGTTGCGAGATCGAGCTGTTCGGGAACAAGTACTTCGCCCGCCAGCTGGAGGAGTTCCACACCGAGCAGCTGCGGGTCGGCTACGACATCCACGACCCCGCCCTGGTGTGGGTCTACGACGAGGCTGGTCGCTTTATCTGCAACGCCGAGCTGGACGGCAACAAGCGCGACTACATGCCGATGTCGGTCATCGAGCGCGCCAGGGACAAACGCGAGGCCGGCCGTGAACGCCGTCTGGAAAACAAGCTGGTGGAGGTACGCCTGGAACGCCGTGGAGCCCCGGCCATCGAGGCACCGCAGAGCATCAGCATTCCTGGACTGATGGGCAGCATCAACCTGACCCAGCTGGCAGAGCGTGCGCGCCAGGCCGAGCTGGTGGAGGTGACGCCGATCGCCGCGCCGACGCCGGCGGTCGCGATCGCCTCGATCCCAGCACAGCACGTCTGGACCGTCCCAACCACAGCCGCCGAGCGCTACGCCGAGTGGCAACGAATTCAACACCTGAGCGAGGAGGCGCTGGTAAGCGAGAAGCAAAAAAAATGGCGGAACACCTATCAGGAGTCCGCCGAGTTCAGAGCATTTCTGAAAAAAACCGCTTGATTAACGCCCGCCGCTGCAACGGCGAGCACCAGAACAGAAAGAAAACCAGAGTATGACGACTACGAATCAGCCGGTCAATCGTGTGGCCAATATCAGCAACCTCGACCTGGTCGCTGTCGCGGCCGAGAAACTCCAGTCCCGCGCCAACGGCCTGCCCGGCATCGGCGTGCTGTACGGCGAGGCCGGGCGTGGCAAGACCGTTGTCTGCTCGGCGATCGCCAACATGATGCGCGGCTACTACGTCCAGATGGCAAGCGCCTGGAACCGCAAGACCCTGCTGGAGAAGATCCTGTTTGAAATGGGCGTCAAGCCGGCCGGCACCATCCCGACCATGCTCGACATGGTCTGCGAGCAGTTGGGCGCCTCGGGTCGGCCGCTCATCATCGACGAGTTCGACCACTGTCTCAAGAAGGACGGCATGGTCGAGCTGGTGCGCGACATCTACGAAGGCAGCCAGGGCACGCTGCTCCTGGTCGGCGAGGAACAGGTGCCGCAGAAGATGAAGCGCTGGGAGCGCATGCACAGCCGCGTGCTGGCCTGGATTCCCGCCCTGCCGGCGTCGATGGACGACGCGCGCAAGCTGGCCCCGATCTACTGCCCAGGCGTCGCGATCGCCGACGACCTCCTGCAGCGCGTGGTCGAGATGGCCCACGGCTCTATCCGCCGGGTCTGCGTCAACCTGACCCGCATCCATGAGGAAGCGATGCTCCAGGCCGAGTCCGAGATGACGCTAGCCACCTGGGGCGACCGCGATCTGTACACCGGCGACGCGCCGAAGCGTAGGACGGTGTAACGATGAGCATGGAGCAACAAAGCGAGAAGCGCGGCCGCCGTAAGCCCGCGCACATGGAGCTGGTAGGTGGTAAGGGGTCGCGCCAACGTGCCTGGGAAGCAATGCGCAAGCACGCGGGACCATTTACCTGCTATGGCATCGCTCGCAAGGCCAAGGTCGACGACGAAACCCTGTTCACCTACCTGATCTCCCTGGAGCGCGCCGGCATCGTCGAGTGCGAGAAGGTCGACGGCAAGGCGATCCAGCGGCACGCGAAATGGACGATCGTCCGCGACAACGGGATCGAGGCGCCGCGCGTGACCCGCGACGGCAAGCAGGTCACCCAGGGACTCGGCACCGAGGCCATGTGGCGTTCGATGCGCATCATCGGCGAGTTCAACATCAACGAGCTGGCCGCGCATGCCGAGGCTGCTGGCGTCAAGGTGAGTCAGGAGACCGCGAAAACGTATATCGGAGCGCTCTACGGTGCCGGCTATCTGGTCCGCGTGGCAGACGTACGAAGCCTTGGATTCGGCAAAGGGAATGTCCAGGCGCGGTATCGCCTGGGACCGGGTAAGTACACCGGCCCGCGTCCGCCGATGATCCAACGCACGAAGCAGGTATACGACCCGAACCTGAGCCAGGTCGTCTGGAAGGAAGATCCGAAGAATGACGACGACCTCTGAACCGCGCTGGCTCAGCCTCATGCACCAGGAGGCGGCGCGCAGCAGCAAGCAGGCGCTCGCCGACCGCCTGGGCTACTCCCGCACGACCGTCAGCCTGGTGCTGTCGGGAACCTACCCCGGCAACACGGACAAGATCGCGGCGAAGGCGATCGAAGTGCTGGAGCCGGCCGTGGTGGTCGACTGCCCGTACCTGGGCGGCCAGCTGCCGATCGAGCAATGCGTCGAGTACTCGACCCAACGGGCACCGACACACCACCCAACCAAGATGGCCCACTGGCGCGCATGCCAACAGTGCCAAAACAACTGCAAAGGAAAGCAGCCATGAACATGCAAGCCCGTACTGCCCAGGTTGTTTCGTTCCGTCCGGCCGGCGCGCCGGTGGTCGTCGACGTCGACGTCAAGGAACAAAGCTCCAAGACCTTCAACGCCGACTTCATGGCCCGCCTCCGGGCAGCGAACGATATGTCGCGCTGGCTCCGCCAGAACGGTCATCCGCCGATGACGACGCACCTGCAGGGTCGGATGCCGGCCATCCACGTCGACGGCGCCGCCGCTCGGCTGCTGATCACCCAGGCGCGCGGCTTTACGGGTCGCCGCGTGGACGACACATACCGGCACTGTAGCGTGGAGCTGCGCGATTGCCTGGTCACCTGGTTCGAACCGCTTTAACCCCTACCACCACCTGTCTAACAAAGAGGAGATTTAACGATGAGCCACCAAGAACACTGGTCCAAACGCCTGCACGACGCGCTGTCTGCCCAAGAGAAGCCTAGCTACGAGCTGCTGGAGGAAGCCGTGCAGTGTCTCCTCCAAGAGCGCCAAGGCCTCACCGCCACTTTGACCGACATGGCGAAGCAAGTCGGGCGCATCGTCATCGCGCGCCAGGCCGGCAGCACCGATGGTGTGCTGAGCCTCATCGACACCTTGATCGAGAAGCACGTGGGCGAGCGCAAGCCGGCAACGGCGGTCACGCACTGAGGTGAATTGTGGGCGCATTCGATCCCCTTATCCCCAAGCCCGACCGTAGCCACGACGGCAGCAAGAAGCCGGCCGAGCCGGTGGCACCGCCGCGCGACTGGCCGATTCCAATCGGTCCGACCGACATCTGATTACAACCTGAAAGGAAGTAGAACCCATGCAACAAAACGACAATTACGTGATCCCGGCTGGCCACCGCAAGAACGCCCAGGGCCACTTGGTGCCGGAATCGCTGATCAAGCCGATCGACCTGGAACGCGACCGCTTGGTGGCCGAACTGGTCAACGCGGCCAAAACGCTGAGCAGCCAGATGCAGACCTTCAAGAGCAAGGTGTTCGGCGACTTCGGCGCCTTCGTCCAGCTCTCGGCCGAGGAGTACAAGGTCTCGGTCGGCGGCAAGAAAGGTAACACCACCCTGTTCAGCTTCGATGGCCGCTACAAGGTCCAGATCGCCACGGCCGACCGCATCGCGTTCGACGAGCGCCTGCAGGCGGCGAAAGCCCTGATCGATGAATGCATCGCCGCCTGGAGCGCCGGCAGCAGCCCCGAACTCATCGCGTTGGTGCAGCAGGCATTCAACGCCGACAAGGAAGGCAAGCTGAACACTGGTCGCATCCTGGCGCTGCGCCGGATGGAGATCAAGGACGAACGCTGGCAGCAGGCCATGAAGGCGATCGGCGAATCCGTCCAGGTGGTGGGCAGCAAGCAGTACGTCCGCTTCTACGAGCGCGTCGGCGAAACCGAGCAGTACGCGCCGATCTCGCTGGACATGGCCACCGTATGAAGCTGCAGATCAACGACGCCGGCAGCTGGCGGCACATCAGCAACTTCGACCGGCTCGATGAACCGACGGTCCGCGTGCGCGCGGCCCAACTGGCGGTCGCGCTGAACGAGCGTTCCAAGCTGCGGATCTTGGACGATCAGAACAACCCTCGGGCGCACTGCAAAGGCCCTGACTTCACTTGGGAGGATTGGAACCAATGAGCAAGACCGCACAGGTGGCCAGCGATATCGAGGTCCAATGTACCCGCTGCCGCAACAAGCATCAGGAATCCGAACGCCAGCTGCAGGTTGTCGGAGACGGCCATTGGGCGCGGGTTTGCCCGCGCTGCAGCTGCCGTTCCTTCTTCGACATCCGGTCCCAGATCGCGTGGTGCTGGTCGTCTGGCCTGATCGAAACGGGCAATGAAGATGCGCTGCCGGAGGGAGCCATCCTCATTGCCAACGGGCCGAAGGCATACCTGACCGGGACCATCGCCGCTCTTGCCCGCATTGGCCGGGGTGCCAACGAGGGCACGTTCCTGGTTCCGGGGGTGCCCGAACTGGATGGCCAGGAGGCCAAGAACGATGCGCTTGCCCAGTGGCTGAAATGGTGCGCCCGGAACAACGGGCACAAGGGGCGCCATGGCGTGGTGTTCGTGACACCGAACTACTGAAGCGAAACCGGCCGCTGGTGACAGCGGTCGGTCTGCCTGGCGTGGTTGCCAGGTACCGATGAGCAGCCAAGGAGAATTCATGAAACTGAGTAAAGAGCAAAAAGACGACCTGGTAGAGACACTGAATCTGCCGTGGAGTTGTGTGAACCTGCGGTGCGACGGCTACGTGGTAACGCTGGCGGTCCGCCGCTTCAAAGGCGGCATCAAATACCGAGTGATGACCTACGTGAACGGCAAGTTCGACAGCGCCTGGAGCAGTGAAAAGAACGCAGCGCCGGAAGTCAAGTTCCTGCGCAAGTCCGTCCGTCCGTACCTTACGCCGACCGAGCGAAGGGAAGCTGAGAAAGTCCTCGGCAAGCGCAAGGTCGCGAAAGATCCGGTCTATAACGGCTCGCTGACGTTGTATCTGCCCGACTGGGCCACGGGGAAGGCTGCGATCAACCACCTCACCAAGGTCTGCGACTCCATCGAGCTGCTGACAGTTGAAGCGGCTCGGGAAGCCCTGGCGGCGACCGCCCCAGCGGCGACCGATAGGGACGCCGGCATTTACGCACTGGAGGCGTGACAAATGCCCCGCAATCCCACCCTCGCCAAGATCCACATCGCCAAAAAGGATCTGGGCCTGGACGACGAAACCTATCGCGCCATGCTGCAGCAGCATGGCGGCGTGACCTCGTCGAAGGACTTGACCCCGCTCGGCGCCGCCCAGGTGCTGCAGCACCTGGAGAAGGCCGGGTTCAAGCCCAAGGCCAGCCCAGGGAAGCGCCCGAAGCCTGCTGCCGGCCGCGCCGCCCTGGTCGGGAAGATCGAGGCGCAGCTGGCGTCCGCCGGCCGTCCCTGGGACTACGCTCATTCCATGGCGAAGAAGATGTACCAGGTCGAGAAGGTCGACTGGCTGAACGAAGAGCAGCTCGGCGGCATCGTCGCGGCGCTGGCCATCGACGCCAAGCGCCGCAGCAAACGCCAGGCCGGCGCCGGAGGCAACGATGGACGCTGACCTGTCCCCGTTGCCGGAAAGCGTCAGGACGCTGATCGCCCTGATCGGTCTGCCGCTGACCCTGCGCATGGTCGATCGGTTCGGCGGCACAACCCTCTATCTCTACCGGAGCGACGCCTGCCTGGCCAAGCTCACTGCGGCGGTTGGGAAAGAGGCCGCCGAGAAGATCATCAAGTTCTTCGGTAACACCCCGGTCACGATCGCCACCTGCAGGCGGGCTCTTGTTATTTTGAGAAACCGTGATATTTTGGCGAAGTTTGACCGGTTGACCATGGAAGAGAAGCTGTCGGCGCGCGCGGCCGTTAATCAGATCGTGCTCGACTACAGCCCAAATCTCCATGAGCGCAGCGTCTGGCGCATCCTCAAGACGACCGGCACCGTCAAGCCCACCGACGTTCGCCAGCTCGGTTTGTTCTAACGGCCTGACGCGATCGCGTCAAGGCCGTACTCCTCCCCCATCCCATCTTTCCCCCCACTGCTGACATCTGTCAGTTGTGGTCAGAGTCGTTTCCGCCCGTAAAGTCCTTCCGTGCCGCGTTTCCGCGTGTCATTAATTTCCATGGAGGACGATGTGAACAGCACCACCAATACTCATACCCGCGAGCGCCGCGACCTGATGCGCATGGCCGAGTGGCTGCTGGTCGCCCTCGTCCTGTACGTCTCGGCCCTGCTGCTCATGCGCCACGGCGACGCTGGTCCGGTCCAGACCCTGATCTGGAAGCTCGGCCACGTCACCCTGGGTGGCTACGCCGGCTACTGGATCGACCGCAAAGCATTCCGCGATCGCATCCGCCAGGACTCCCATCCGCTGGTCATGATCCGCCGGGCCATCATCATCTTCGGCTCGATGTACACCCTCGGGACTGGCCTGTGATGAAGCGTTTTCCGCGTAGCGTCGTGGTCGGCATGGCTGCTGTGTTGCTGAGCAAATGCACGGCCGCGCCGGCCTACGCGGCCGATCCTTGCGACCGCTACCGCGCGACCTTGACCCGCGAAGCCCAGGCCGTGTTCGGACTGGGCGCCCCTGTGCCGGCCCTTGCCGCCCAGCTGTTGAAGGAGAGCAGCTGCCGCGCCGACGTCACTGCCTGGGACAACGGCCGTGGCCTGGCGCAGTTCATGGACCCCACTGCCGCCCAAGTGGCGCGCATCTTCCCCGAGCTGGGCGTGCCTGACCCGTATAACCCGACCTGGTCGATCCGTGCCCAGGTCCGCTTCAACAACTGGATGCTGGCCCGCGTCCAGGGCGACAGCGAGTGCGAGCGCTGGGGCGCTGCCTTCAAGGGCTATAACGCCGGCCTTGGTTACGTGCAGCGCGCCCAGCGGCAATCCCGCGCACCCGGTGTCTGGTTCGGCGTCACCGAAGACATCAACGCTGGCCAGAGCGCGGGCAACTTCAGCTACTCGCGCCAGTATCCCCGCACGATCCTGTTCGCCCACCAGCTGCGCTACCTCACGTGGGGCGTGCCGCTTTGCACCCGGAGCCCGCGATGAGGGCGGCAACCATCGCTGCCATTGCGTTGCTGTGGTCCCTGTTCATGGGCGTGTGCGGCTTCTCCCTGGGCTACTACATCCGTGGCGCGCGCGAGGTGACAAAAGAGGTGCAAGCCGAGCGCAAGGAGGCCAAGCAGAAGGACCGCAAGGACCGCAAGGCGTTCGCGGCAGGCGTCCGAACCGAGCAGGCCCAGGCCAAGGCCGACACCGCTTTCCAACGAATCCGAACCGACTATGAAGCCGACCAACGCAAGAATCCTGGCATCGGCTGTGTGCTTGATGCTGACAGCCTGCGCCAGTGGAATGCAGCAGCCGCGCAATCAGACAGCCAAGCCGCAGGCCAACCTGATGGTGAAGTGCCAGCCGCTGCCGAAGATCAAGCCGGGCGATAACGCGGTGAGTAACTACATCGAGGCCGCCCGTCTCTACGTGCTGTGCCAGAACCGGACCAGCGGCTGGATCGACTGGTACACCAGCACCGAGGGGGCGAAGTGACGGACATTTTTGAAGAGGCGACCGACGCCGAGATGCGCGAACGGGACGCCCTGGTCGAAGCCCGCCAGGCGCGCTCGGAGCTGGAGGCGAAGCTGGCTGCCGCACGCGAAGCCGCGCGCGGTCCAGGCCCGGCGATCTGCGTCGACTGCGAATTCCCGATCCCCGAACCCCGGCGCCAGGCGGTGCCTGGTTGCCTGCGCTGCGCACGGTGCGAGCGCCAACATTTCAACCGTAACAGCGCCCGGCGCTGACCCCACGAAGGAACTGCATGCAAATCAGCAACGATGACCTCGGGCGCATCCTCGGCCGCTTGGAGGCCAAACTCGACGAACAGGGCCACGCCTTCAAGCGGGTCGAAGACGCCGTCGCCAGCGTCGACCGCAAGCTTGGACAGCGCCTGGACGAGCACGACGCCCGACTGCGCAGCCTTGAGGTGGCGAATCCGGAGCAGATCGCCAAGACTGTGGCCGAGCACACGAAACGCATTGAGGCGCTGGAGCAAGGCGCTGCCCGTCACGGCGTGATTGCCGGTATCGGCTCGGCAGTGGCGATGAGCGCACTGATCGAGCTGTTCAAGAAGAAGATCGGGCTGTAAATGGCGAAAGGGGCAGAGACCCGCGCCAAGCTGCGCAAGCACTACGTGTTCGACCGGCTGTCCCTGGAACAGGCAGCCAGGCTCGTCGACGTGTCGTACTCGACCGCCAAGCGGTGGCGCGACGCGGCTGCAGCCGAGGGCGACGACTGGGAGCGGCTGCGCACGGCGTCGAGCCTGAGCGGTGGCGACATCGAGCAGCTGTCCCAGCAGATCCTGACCGAGATGCTCGTCCAGTTCAACGCCACCCTCGACCTCATCAAGGGCGATTCGGAGATGCCGGCCGTGCAGCGGGTCGACCTGCTGTCCAGCCTCATGGACAACATCCACAAGAGCATGTCGGCCATGAAGAAATTCCTGCCCGAAGCGAATTCGCTGTCGATCGCGATGGCGGTCGTGCGCGGCCTGGTCGAGTTCGTGCAGGACAAGTTCCCCCAGCACGCGCCCATCCTGGTTGAGATCCTGGAGCCCTTCGGCGACGTGCTGCCCAAGATTCTGGCGAGTGCCAAATGATCCACCAAGAACTAACAAAAAAGGAATTCAACCAAGAGCTGACCAACCTGGTCAGCTCTTTACGTAAGGACATCGAGGCGCACGCGGCCGGCCTGGACGGCTCCCCAGCGGCCATCCTGGCGCGCCGGCGCCGGGTGCTGTCGGGCGACTTCCAGTTCTTCGCCTACACTTATTTCCCGCACCACATCCGTGGTACGCCGTCACTCTTCCAGGCGCAGTTCTGCAGGCGCTTCCCCCAGCTGCTCAGCCAGGCCGGTGGCGTCAAGGAATGGTGGATCGCGCCTCGAGGCGAGGCCAAGTCGTCGATGCTGACCAAGATCGGTCCGACGTGGGTCGCGATCCAGGCGCTGCTGCAGCGCCCCGAGGTGCGCAAGGAACTCGGGATCGCCGAGATTCCGGCCTTCATCGACTACGTCATCCTGCTGGGCGCCGAGACGGTCCTTCCGACCAAGCTGGTCGAGGTCGTGAAGACGGAGCTGACCGGCAACGCAGCTCTGGCGCTCGACTTCCCGGAAGCGTGCGGCAAAGGCCCGATGTGGAAGATCGGCGAGTGCGTCACCAGGACCGGCGTCAAGCTGGAGTCGTTCGGCGCCGAACAGGCGATCCGTGGCACCTTCCACGGCGCCAGCCGCCCGAAGCTGCTGCTGGGCGACGACTTGATCACCGACGCCGAAGCCAAGAGCCCGACCGAGCGCCAGAACCGCTGGACCTGGCTGACCAAGGCGATCGACTACCTCGGCCCACCAGACGGCTCGGTGAAATATTGCGGCGTCGGCACCATCCTGGACAAGGACGATCCGATCAGCCGGGCCAAGAAGACCATCGGCCACGTCGTCCACCACTTCCGGGCGATCGAGCAGCTGCCCGAGCACATGGACCTGTGGGCAAAGTGCGAGGAGATGATGCGCAACGACGACGCCCGCGTCGTCCAGGACGCCGCCGAGCGCGGCGAGGTCGTGCCCGATGATCAGCTGCCGTCGTTCCGGTTCTACGTGACAAACAAGGCGCAAATGGACGCCGGCGCCGTGATCTCCTGGCCAGGCGTCCGGACGCTGTTCTGGCTGATGCGCCAGCGCGCGACCGCCAAGAAGGCGTTCGACACGGAAATGCAGGGTGAGCCGCGCAGCGACGAAGACAAGATATTCAGCAATATCACGTACTGGGTGCAGCGCTCACGCGAATGGCTGATGTTCGGCGGCTGCGACCCGTCCATGGGAACAGGTCAGAAGTCCGACCCGTCGGCCATCCTGGTGGGTGGTCTGGACCAGCGGATGAAGCGCCTGCACGTCATCCACGCGGAGATCAAGCGCCGGGTGCCGTCCAAGCTCGAGACGGACCTGATCCGCGCGCAGCGCGAGTTCCGCTGCCTGGCATGGGCTTTCGAAAACAACAACGCCTACGAGCACTCGCGTCAGACCTTCATGCTGGCCGGCCTGCGCGAAGGCGTGCCGCTGCCGCTCGTCGGTGTGACCGCCACCGTGGCGCCCGAGGTGCGCATCGACTCGATCGAACCATACGTCACGGACCCGATCATGCCCGGCCTGGTCTTCCACGCGAGCCTGACCCAGTTGCTGTCCGAGCTGGATACCTGGCCGGAGCCACAGACCAACCACCACTACGACGGGCTGACCGCGTTGCACTTGCTGTGGCATATCGCCATCACGCGGGGCATGGGCACCTACGAGATTCAAACCCAAGCCCGAAGCGGATCGTTCGGCGGCGGCCGCGACGACGACTTCGGCTCGTCATCCAGGAGAATGATGTGACAACGATCCTTGACCAGTACGGGAAGCCGATCGACCGGGCCGTCCTGGACGAACCGCAGACCTCCCACATCGCGGAGCTGCAGAACCAGTACCTGACGCCCATGCTGGGCGGACTGACGCCGGCACGCCTGGCGCGCACCCTGCAGGAAGCCGACCAGGGCAACCTGGTCGAGCAACACCGCCTGTTCGCCGACATGGAGGAGCGGGACGGCCACATGCGCGCGGAGATGGACAAGCGCAAGAGCGCCGTCGCCGGCCTGGACTGGGACATCGTCCCGCCCAGGAACGCTACCGCCGCCGAAAAGGCCGCCGCGGAGTGGGCGCGGGAGGCCCTGCAGGACGCCGTCGACCCGATCGAAGACCTGATCCTCGCCCTGATGGACGCTGTCGGCCACGGCTTCGCGCCCGTCGAGCTGGAGTGGCGCAAGGAAGGCAGCGAGCTGCTCCCGACGATTCACCCACGGCCGCAGGAGTGGTTCCGCCTGAACACGGCCCGCACCTCGCTGCGTCTGCGCAACAGCTCCATGGACGGAGAGGCGTTGCAGCCGTTCGGCTGGATCATGCACACCCACGGAAAAGCCAAGACCGGCTACCTTGGGCGCATGGGCCTGTTCCGCACCCTGGTCTGGCCTTTCCTGTACAAGGCGTACGCCCTGGGCGACTTCGCCGAGTTCCTGGAAACCTATGGCTTGCCGATCATCGTGGGCAAGTATCACTCGGGCGCAACGGCCGACGAGAAGGCCAGCCTGATGCGGGCCGTGACCGCACTCGGGCATGACGCCCGCGCCATCATGCCGCAGGAAATGGAGCTGGAGATCCAGAAGATCACCGGCGGCTCAGGCGACTCGGCGCACCTGGCGATGATGAAGTGGGCCGAAGGGTCCGAGTCGAAGAGCATCCTCGGCCAGACGCTGTCGGCCGACACCGGCCAGGGCGGCGGCGGGAGCTACGCCTTGGGCAAGGTGCACAACGAAGTCCGGCACGATATCTGCGAGAGCGACGCGCTCCAGATCGCCGCCACCATCACCCGCGACTACCTGTACCCGCTGATCGTCATGAACCGGGGCGGCATCGAAGGGCTGCGGCGCTGCCCGCGCCTGGTGTTCCCGATGGCGGAGCCTGAAGATATGACGGCCTACGCCGAATCTCTGCCCAAGCTGGTGGCAGTCGGCGTCCAGGTGCCGGTCGCCTGGGCGCAGGAGAAGCTACAGATCCCGCTACCCAAGGAAGGCGAAGCCGTGCTGACAGCGCCAAAAGAACCGCAAGCCCCCGCACCTGGTGCCATGCCGACGCCGGCGCCAGGTGGCGCGGGCAAGGCGAAGCTGTCGGCCGACGTGCCGCCGATCGGCGACCCGGCGCAGGCCGACCCGACCGCCGCCGTGGTCGACCAGCTGGCCGGCGCGGCTGGCCCTACCTGGGCCGAGCTGCTCGACGCGATCGGCGCGAAGGTCGACGGCGCGGCCGACCTGGCGGCGCTGCAGCGGGATCTTGTGCAGACGTTCGGTGGCCAGCCGCAGGAGCAGCTGGTCAAGCTGATGGCGGCCGCATTCGCCCTGGCGGAACTCAAGGGTATGGTCGACGTGCAGGACGGGGCCTGATATGCCGCTGCAGGTGGGCAAGAACACCCCGTTCGAAGAGCAGCTGGCGTTCTTCAAGGCGAAGCTCAACCTCCCGACAGAGCGCTGGGACGACATCATGCGCTCGGCGCACGACCGTGCGTTCGTCGTCGCCGGCGCCGCCAACGCCGACCTGCTGGCCGACCTGCGCGCTGCGGTGCAGCGGGGGATCGAGACTGGCAGCGGCCTGGACGGGTTCCGTAAGGACTTCAAGGACATCGTCCAGAAGCACGGCTGGACCGGCTGGACCGGGCAAGGCACGGCCGCCGGCGAAGCCTGGCGCACGCGGGTGATCTACCAGACCAACAGCGCGACCAGCTACGCGGCCGGCCGCTGGCAGCAGCTCAAGAACGAGCAGCTGCTGAAGGTGAAGCCCTACTGGAAGTATGTCCACGCGGACGGCGTAGCGCATCCTCGCCCCCTGCATGTGTCCTGGCATGGCCTGGTCCTGCCGCACGATCACCCGTTCTGGACGACCCACTTCCCGCCCAACGGCTGGGGATGCCACTGCCGGGTGGTCGCCGTCGACGCGCGCGCCTACCAGGCGGCCGTCGACGCAGGGAAAGGCGAGCCGCCGGAAGGCTGGCGGGAGATCAGCCCAAAGACCGGCGCGCCGGTCGGGATCGACAAGGGCTTCGACTATGCACCTGGTGCGCGCGCCAACGCGCCCCTGCGATCGCTCATCGACGATCGGCTGGTGCGCCTGGCGTCGCCGATCGGGTCGCGCCTGTACCAGGGGATGCAGCCGGTCCTGCAGGCCGAGCAACGCCAGGCGTACCAGGGCTTCGTCGACGAGGTGCTGGCTGACCCGGTCAAGCGCGGCCGCACCGCGATCGCCGGCGCGATCGAGCCGGAGATCCTCGACTGGCTGCAGGCGAATCAGGGCGTCATCCCGGCCAGCGCCGAGATCGCCGTCCAGGACAGCCTGCTGGTCGGGAAGAAGGCCCAGCGGCACGAAGCTGCCGGGGACGCGCTGACCGAGGAGGAGTGGCGCGGCCTGTTCGACGCCCTGGCCAGCCCCCTGCAGGTGCTCTACGACGTGAACAGCGGCAAGCTGCTGTACGTGCTGCCGGCGGCGGACGGCCGGGCGCAGAAGCTGGCGGTGGAGTTCGACTTCCAGGTGAAGAAGCGCGACGGAGTGCTGAACATGATCGTCTCAGCCTTTAAACCGCTGCTGGAGAAGATCGAGGGCGGGATCGTGGGTGGACTGCTGCAGGTAATTAAATGAGTCGGAGGGAGGCCGGACGTCCCTCCATCCATGAGCGGCCACGGCGAACCGTGGCCGGACAAGCCTGTGGACTCCGAATTTCCACAGCTCCCCGACTCACCTAGTAATTATAGGCACAAACGTGAACCAGCATATCGAAATCAACAACGGTCCCGTCGACCAGCTGCTCAAGCAACTCACGCAGCGCGCCGGCAATATGGAGCCGTTCCTGCGCGCCCTGGGCGAAGACGTGGTCGAGCGCATCAAGGGCCGCTTCGGCACTGGTACCGGGCCGGATGGCACGCCCTGGGCGCCCAACAGCCCGGTGACCCTGGCCAGGTACATCCAGTCGCACGGCCGTCGATCGGGCAAGCGCGCGCCTGCAGCGCCGGCCAAGCGGCCACTGATCGCCAGCGGCGAGACGAGCCGGGGCATCCACTACCAGGTCAACGACGACGCGCTCCTGGTGGCGTCGCCGGCGCCGCAGGCGTTCATGATGCAGTTTGGAGGAACGAAGGCGCAGTTTCCGCACCTGTGGGGAGACATTCCAGCGCGGCCGTTCTTTCCCGTCCGCTCGGACGGATCGCTCTACCCGGACGAGGAGCAGGAGATCCTCGACGCTTTAACGCATTACCTGACTGTCGAATAAGGACAGAGCGACCGACCAGGTGCGGGAACATCGGGTCGGCCACTCCGCACGCAGCCTGAACTGCATGCTTCGCCAAGGCTCTGCCACCCCGTACGGAGGCGGGGCGAATTTTACCACGGAGAAACATGTACCAAACCGCAACTCCCATCATTCCCTGGATGGGCGGCAAACGCCGCCTGGCAGACAAGCTGTTACCGCTGTTCCCGGCCCATGACTGCTACGTCGAGGTGTTCTGCGGCGGCGCCGCGCTTTACTTCCTCCGGGCCTTCCCCGCCAAGACCGAGGTCATCAACGACATCAACGGCGACCTGGTGAACCTGTACCGGGTGGTGCAACACCATATGGAAGAGTTCGTACGCCAGTTCAAGTGGGCGATCTCCAGCCGCCAGATCTTCAAGTGGCAGCAGATGACCCAGGCGGAAACGCTCACCGACATCCAGCGCGCCGCCCGGTTCTATTACCTGCAGCAGCATGCGTTCGGCGGCAAGGTCGACGGCCAGACGTTCGGCACCGCCACTACAGGGTCCCCGATCAACCTGTGCCGGATCGAAGAGAACCTGAGCGCCGCCCACCTGCGCCTGGCCGGCACCTACGTCGAAAACCTCCCCTGGCGCGAGTGCGTCAGGCGGTATGACCGCGCCCATACATTCTTCTATATGGACCCGCCGTACTGGCAGACCGAGGGCTACGGCGTCGACTTCGACTTCCAGAACTACCTGGACATGGCCGAACTCATGCGCACTACCAAGGGCAAGGTAATGGTCAGCATCAACGACCATCCGGACATCCGGCGTGCTTTCGAAGGGATGCACTTCCTGGAACTGGACATCAAGTACTCGGTGGCGAACAACCACGGCGCCGCCGCGACTAGCGGCGAGCTAGTGATCACGAACTGGGATTGCAACGCTGCAGGTGGGCTGTTCTAATATATATAGAGGGCAAGAAACAGCACTGTTGACCTCAACAACTGCAGTTTAGGGAAATCGCGCTCCAGGGCGTTTTTTCGGATCGAGGCGGCACATGCCCTCAGCCGCACCGTAAAAACGCCTCCTATCCCCGTTAGTCCGGCGTTAATTTCGAAGCCGAGCAGCAAGTGCTCGCCAGCAAACCGGATTTCCTACGGGATTTAAATTCCGCAAGGCACTGCTGACATATGTCAGTCTGTTTCCTGATGGCCACGGCTGCGACCATGTGGTCATGTCCAAAGCCACTCCATCCACCACTGCACAGCCTTTCGGCATCGCTGCCTGCTCCCTGGTCGTCACGCCAGGTAACGAGCTGCAGTTGCTTCCGGCCGGTGCCTTCAAGGGCCGCGATGGCCGTCCTTTCGACGCCCCTGGCTGGGTGATCGACGCGCAGTTGGCGCAGCGACTGATCGCTGCAGCCGATGCGCGCGGCACCCCGTACGTGATCGACTACGACCACCAGACCCTGCTCGCCAAGGAAAACGGCCAGCCGGCGCCGGCAGCCGGCTGGTTTAAGAAGCTGGAGTGGCGCGAGGGCGTTGGCCTGTTCGCCGTCGACGTCAAATGGAACGATCGCGCGGCCGCGATGATCGCGGCGCGGGAATACCTCTACATTTCGCCGGTCATCGGCTACGACAAGACCACGGGCGCCGTCACCGCTCTTTATATGGCGGCGATCGTGAACAACCCGGCCATCGACGGCATGGGCGCGATCCTGCTCGCTGCGGCCGCACTCCACTTTTCCCTCTCTCAACCCACACCTCTTTCGGAGGAAGTAAGCATGAACATCGAAGAACTGCTGGAGCAGCTGCGCTGGCTGTTGAATCTGCCGGTCGGCTCCCCGGCCGAGGACATCAAGGCTCACCTGCAGAAGCTGGTCGACCAGATCAAGACGGATGAGCCGACCGCCGTGGCGGCCGCCTCGTTCGACCTGGTCGCCCACCTGACCCGTCAGCGCGAGCAGGTCGCCAGCCTGAGCGCGGCCACGCCGGACCCGGCCAAGTTCGTCCCGATCGAGACCATGGCCGCCCTGCAGGGCCAAGTCGCGGCACTGTCGTCCCAGCTGAACGACGGCCGCGTCGACGAGGCCGTGAAGATCGCCCTGGGCGCCGGCAAGCTGCTGCCGGCCCAGGAACAGTGGGCGCGCGACTTCGGCAAGAAGGACTTCGCCGCCCTTTCCGCCTACCTGGACAACGCGCCGCCGATCGGCATTCTCACCGGCATGCAGAGCGGCAAGACCGAGATCCCGCCTGCCGGCACCGCCTCGCTGTCCGCCAGCCAGAAGGACCTCTGCCGTATGACCGGCGTGTCCGAGGCGGACTTCCTCAAGACCCTGCAGGCGGAAGCTGCCTAACGGCCGGCCCCCATTTCTAACCCACTGGAGCTGTAATGACTGCATTGACCTCCTCGCGCCCGACCCAGCAAAAGGGCAAGGAACTCGCATCCTTCCCGGTTGCTGCCGGCGCCAAGATTTTCGCCGGCGCCCTGGTCGCCCTGAACGCCGCCGGCTACCTGGTGCCGGGTTCGGTCTCCACCACCCTGCGCTACCAGGGCAAGGCGGAAGACTACGTCGACAACACTGCCGGCGTCGACGGTGCCAAAAAAGTGCTCGTACGCCGCAACCTGGCGTTCAAGTTCGCCAACCACCAGGCTGACCCGGTCGCCCAGGCTGACGTGGGCAACATCGTCTACATCGTCGACGACCAGACCGTGGCCAAGACGAACGGCGTCAACACCCGTTCGGCCGCCGGCAAGCTGCTGGCGATCGACGCCGACGGTGTCTGGGTCGAGTAATTCCCTTCCGCAACCCCCTCTATATATAGATAGGACCAAAGAAACATGAAAAACACGATCTGCAAGCAGTGGGAGGCCGCCCATGTTGATTAACAAGGAAAACCTCTCCTCGCTGTTCGTTGGCCTGAAGACCATCTTCAACAACGCCTTCGCCAATACCTCGGCCGATTGGGAACAGATCGCCATGAAGGTGCCGTCGACCACCGGCCAGAACGACTACGCCTGGCTGAGCAAGTTCCCGAAGATGCGGCAGTGGATCGGCGAAAAAGCGGTCAAGGCCCTGTCGCTGTTCAAGTACACCATCGTCAACAACGACTGGGAAGCCACCGTCGAGGTCGACCGCAACGACATCGACGACGACAACCTGGGCATTTACACCCCGCAGGCGCAGGCCGCCGGCGAGTCCGCCAAGACGCTGCCGGACGAGATCATCGCCGACGTGGTCAACGCCGCGTTTGCGACCAAGTGCTACGACGGTCAGTACTTCTTCGACGTCGACCACCCGGCCAAGGACGAGAGCGGTAACGACGTCTCGGTCAGCAACATGGGCACCATGAAGCTGGACTGCACCAGCGTGGCCGGCGCCCAAGCCAGCCTGGGCGCTGCCGAGACCGCCATGATGGAATTCAAGGACGACGAAGGTCGCCCCCTGAACATCAAGCCGACCGTGCTGATGGTGCCGCCGGCGCTGAAGCCGACCGCCAACACCCTGATGACCGCTGACCGCCTGGAAGACGGCAAGCCGAACCCGTACAAGGGCGCCTATACGGTTCGCGTCGATGCTCGTCTGAAGTCGCGCACTGCCTGGTTCCTGCTGGACACCACCAAGGCCGTCAAGCCGTTCGTCTACCAGGAGCGTAAGGCGCCGGTCTTCGTCCAGCAGACCGATCCCCAGGCCGACGACGTGTTCAACCGCAAGAAGTTCAAGTTCGGCGCCGAAGCCCGCGCAGCTGGCGGCTACGGCTTCTGGCAGCTGGCATTCGGTTCGACCGGCGCGGCCTAACCGATAGCGTGAGCGAGCCCGCCTGAGCCAGGCGGGCGCCAGCGAACCATTCTAATAAGGAAGAGAACATGGGAAAAAACGGATCGGCCGCCAAAGTCCGAGGCGGCGCCAAACCGCAGGATCTGCCGAGCCCGGACGCAGTCGGCGCGGCAGCGAACAGCACGACCATCTCGGACCAGGGCGCGGCGGCCGGCCAGGCGATCGATACGGCCACCTCGGCGAACAGCAGCGAGACGACCAGCCAGGATCAAGCCGGCCAGCAGATCTCGGGCGGCGCCGCGGCCTCGGAAATGGACACCGAATCGGCACTGCAGGTCCTTCAGCCGGCAACGGGCGGCATGGTGACCGGTATGCGCTTCGTCGGTCACGAAGGCGCGGAGCTGGACCTGTCGAAGGGGATGTTCCCTGCCAAGCATGTGCAGATCGACCTGAGCGTGCTGAAGGCGAATCTCGCGTCACTGCTGGCGGCGCCTGGGCCAGCAGCGGACGAGTCCAGCCTCGACCCGGCATTCGCGACAACTGGCGACGGGCAAAGCAGCGCCGCCGCGCCTGCAAGCCAAAGCACGCATGGTCTCAAGGTGACATCCAAGCAGCCGGGCTTCCGCAGGGCTGGTCGCGCCTGGAGTACCACGGCTACCGTGATCGCGCTTTCTGAGCTGACCGTTGACCAGGTAGAACTGCTCAAGGCCGAGCCGATGCTGTCGGTCAAGGCGGTCGTCCTCGAGGACGAGCACGCGTGAGCATGTCATATCTCGACCAATCCGCTCTGGAACGTCGCTACGGCGCCGACGAGGTGGCGCAGCGCCTGTCCATGCTGCCGCCTGGCGCCCTGGACGACATCCTGCGCGACGCCAGCTCGATGATCGACGGCTACCTGGCCAGCCGCTACACCCTGCCGCTGACCGATGTGCCTGAGGCGCTGGTGGCCAATGCCTGCGCGATCGCGCGCTACAAGTTGCTGGGTGACTCGGTGACCGAGAACGCCCGCAGCCAGTACGTCGACGCTGTGGCATGGCTCCGTGACGTCGCGGCCGGCCGAGTAACGCTGCAGCAGGTGGCGCCGGTGCCGGGCAACGAGCCGGCCACCGTGGTGATGTTCGCCCCGACCGAGCGGGTGTTCGGACGGGGCGGCCGCCCATGATCAACCAGACCGTCGAGCGCATCCAGGCCACCGTGCCGGCGCTCAAGCTGGTCGGCGGCGCGATCGATTTCCAGGCGGCGGTCGAGAGCAACCCCAAGGCCGTGCCAGCGTGCTTCGTGATTCCGATGCGCGAGCAGCCCGGCCCCAGCATCTCGGCTGGCGTGCTGCAGCAGAAGGTCACTGTAACGCTCGGCGTGATCCTGGTCGTCCGGCACCTGGGCGACGTGGTCGGTGCGGCCGCTGGCGCCGACTTGGAGCAGCTGCGCCGGCTTGTGAAGGATCAGTTGTACGGCTGGACGCCCGACCCTGCGTTCGATCCGCTTGAACGCGGCCTGGGCCAGCTACTGGCCTTCCGCGACGGTCACGCCTGGTGGCAAGACCTTTTTATTACTTCCTACTACGACAGGAGTGTTCTGTGAGCAACGAAGAAACGACAGTCCAGGCAGCGGCGCCGCACGCCCTCCAGGACTTCATCAACTGCCCCGACTGGGGCAAGGGTGGCCAGTTCGTCTACGACCCGGCGACCGGCAAACGTACCCGCATCGAGCCGGAAGCGGCCGCTACGGAAGAAGTTCCCCAGGCGCCGGCAGGAGCAGCACCGCAGGACGCTTCGCCGGCGGAAACCACGACCACCGTCAGGAAGGAGCGCACGCGTGCCTAATCCGAATCTCGTCACTTCCCCGCGTAAGTGGAAGAACAAGCTGCTCCTGCTGAAGCTGGAGACCACCTACGGCGTCGACTCGACTCCGACCGGGGCGGCCGACTGGGTCGAGACGCGCGACCTGACCTTGACCCCGATGGAGGCCGACAAGGTCGACCGCAACATCGTCCTGCCGTACTACGGCAACGCCGGCAGCATCCTGACCGGCTTCTGGGCAAAGCTGTCCTTCAACGTCGCCCTGGTCGGCTCCGGCACCGCCGGCACTGCACCGAAGTGGTCGCCGGCGATGCTGGCCTGCGGCACGGCGCAAACCATCGTCGCCACCACCTCAGTGGCCTATAACCTGGTGAGCCAAGGCCAGGTCAGCGTGGTCGGCTACATGAACATCGAAGGCGTGCTGCACAAGCTGCTGGGCATGCGCGGTAACTGCAAGGGCAGCATGGCCAAGAAGGACACCCCGAAGCTGATGTTCGACTTCGATGCCCTGTACGTGACCCCGGTCACCGGCGCAGCTCCGGCTGTGACCCGCTCCGGCTGGGCGATCGAAGAAGGCATCAACAGCGTGAACACGGCTCCAGCCACGATTAACGCCGCCAGCCTGGCCTGGTCGAGCTTCGAATGGGACTTCGGCAACCAGATCAGCCGTGTCGACATGCCTGGGCCGCAAAAAGAGATCGTTATCGGCGATCGCAAGCCCAGCGCCTCGATCACCGTGCTCGCACCGGATCTGGCCGTATTTAACCCATTCACGATCGCCGAGAGCAATGCCGCCGTGCCGATGACCATCAACCACGGCAGCGTCGGCGGCAAGAAGATCCGCGTCGACCTGCAGGCCAAGATCGTCGACGTCAGCTACGAAGAGATCGACGGTATGGCCGGCTACAAGCTCGGCCTGGAGCCGACGCCGGCGGCCGGCAACGACGAACTGGCACTCACCTGCCTGTAACCCCTACGTGCCCCGCAAGGGGCCAATTAAATTGCAAAAGGAAGAAACATGTTCAAGATCAGCTCCATCAGCCAGACCTATATCACTCCTGTCACCGTTGATGTCCCGGACGGCAAGGGGGGCAGCGTCAAACACAAGTTTGCGGTCGTCTTCAAGCGACTGCCGCAAGACGAACTGGACGAGCTGCACCGCCGCCTGAACCGCGAAAAGCTGCAGGAAGGCGAAACGCTGCTGAGCGACGACGAAGTGCTCGACCAGGTCGTGACTGGCTGGCAGGACGTGCTGGACCAGAACGATCAGCCGCTGGAATTCAACCCGGAAAACTTCGGCGCACTGAAGAACGTCTTCCCGACCCGTCCGACCCTCGTCACCGCTTTCTTCGAATCGATCAAGACGGCCAAGCGAAAAAACTAATCGGCGCCGCCGAGTGGTGGGGGCAACAGGTTAGCGGCGGCGCCCCGAAGCTTACCCAACCGGCGGTCTCCGACGAAGTAGCCGATGACATGAAGTTCTTCGGCATGGAGGACGAGATCGCCGACGTGCCCAGGGAAACGGAGGTTGAAGCCGAGAGCTACACCGTCTGGTCCGACAACCTCCTGTCGCTGCGACTGTTCCTCCGGTTGGAAAACAAATGGAACGTCGTCATCGCTCCGGACGGCGAAATAGTCAGGACCGGGATCTGGCCCGCCGGGGTCGAGTGGGTACTCAGCACCACGACGGGTGTCCCCAAGCGGAAGTGGCCCGAGTTCATCGCTGACCTTGAAGCGATGGAAGACGCGGCCCTGGAAGCGATGCACAAGGTCCAGGGTGAGCGGCGAGAAAAGCGCCTGCAGGAGATGCAGGCGAAACACTGGAAAAAGTAAGGAAGACGCGAACGCATGAGCAACCAGGTCGAGTACGGCATCCGCATCAACGTCAGCGGGAACCGCCCAGCGGTCACCGCGATCGACGACGTAAGCGCGGCCCATGACCGGCTCGGTGCCTCTGCCGTTCGCGTCGGCGGCGCCCTGCAGGACGTTCAGGTCCACCAGGGCGCTACCACCACCGCATTGACTGGCACGGCGAACGCCAGCCGGACGACCGCCGATGCGCTCGACCAGGTCGGCGCAGCGAACGACCGTCTCGGCGCCTCGGCCGACCGCGTCGGTGGCGCCCTGCAGGCCGTGCAAATCCACCAGGGCGCGAGCACGGCCGCGATGACGGCCGCCACGACGGCGAGCCATTCAGCGGCGGAGGCGATCGACCGCGTGGCCCAGGCGGACACCAGCCTGAGCACGGCTGCCCAGCACGTGACCCAGGCGCAATCGAGCCAGGCAACGAGCGCCTCGACCCTGCAGAATGCCCAGCAGAACCTCGGCAGCACCCTGGCGTCGCAAACTACCCATATGAACAACGTGGTGGGCTGCCACCAGGCTGTCCAGCAGGCCGCCCGGAACACCACGAACGTCACCCAGCAGCTCGGCGTCAGCCAGGCTCAGCTCAACAACGCCATGCGCCAGGTGCCGGCGCAGTTCACCGACATCGTGACGTCCCTGCAGGGCGGACAGGCACCGCTCACTGTGCTTCTGCAGCAGGGTGGTCAGCTGCGCGATTCGTTCGGCAGCGCCGGCGCCGCCGCGCGCGGTCTCGCCTCATACACGCTCGGTCTCATCGGCCCTTGGACTATCGCCGCCGCCGTCGCGGGCGCGCTGGCGATCGCCTACAACGCCGGCGCGAACGAGGCAGAGGAATTTGCAAAAGCTTTGGCACTGAGCGGCAATGCCGCCGGCGCCACTGTCGGGCAGCTGCAGGACGTGTCTCGCCAGATCGGCGAGGTCACCGGATCACAGCATGAGGCGGCGGCGGCCGTCGCGGTTCTCGCTTCAACTGGCCAAGTGGCGATGGGAAATATGCGGGAGTTCGGCACGGTGGCAGTTGAGGCGCAGCGCGTCCTCGGCCGCAGCGTCGCCGATACCGCCGAGGAGTTCGCCGCGCTCGGCAAGGCGCCGCTCTCCGCGCTGGAAAAGATCAACGACAAGTACCATTTCATCACGGCTGCCACGTTCGACCAGGTGAAGGCGCTGCTGGACGTAGGCCGCGCTGCCGAGGCGGCCGACGTCGCCCAGCGCGCGTATGCCGATGGCGTTGACAAGCAAAAGCAGAAGGTCCTCGACAGCCTTACCGACTGGGAGCGCGGCTGGTTGCGAATCAAGAAAGCAGCCTCCGGCGCGACCGATGCCGTCATCGATTTCGCCATGGGTCGCGGGCAGACCGCCTCGCAAAAGATCGACTCGCTGGTGGAGCAACGTGGGGAGATCGAAGAAAACCAGCGCCGCGCCCGCGAGCGCGGCTTTACCCGCGACGTCGCCATCTACCAGGCCGAACTGGACAACAACCAACGCCAGATCAACGCGATCCGCGCACGGACCGATGCTGAGAAAGGCGCTGCCAAGGCCCAGGAGCAGGCGGCGCAGAAGGCGACCGCCCGCAAACAGTGGAACGACGACAGCGACAAGTACCTGACCCGCACCCAGCAGCGCGATCGCGACCTGGACAAGGCGCAGAACGCCGGCGTCGCTGCAGGCGCCACCCAGAAGGAGATCGACGACCGCAAGGCCGCGATCCGCAAGTCCTATGCTGACCTGAACAACGTTGCCCTCGCTGCGATCGAGGGCCAGCGCAACCTGGAGAAGGAACAGACCGCCAACAGCCTGGCTGATCTGGAGAGCCGGCATAAGCGACAGCTCGTCAGCGACGTCGAGTACATCAACCAGAAGCGCGCTCTGGACGTCCAGGACGTGCAGCGTGACATTGAAGCTGCAAAAAAGCGCGCAAATCTCGCCAGCAGCGTCGGGGAAATCGCGGAGCGCAACAAGTATCTCGCCCAGGTACAAGCCTTGGAGGAAAAGCGGCGCGGCATCATCAACGGGGCAGACGGTGCCTTGGCCGAGTCGTCCTTCGCGGCCACCAAGGCCATCTCCAGCCAGGTTCAGGCATGGGGAAACGCGACGGCGAGCGAAAGGGCTGCCCTGGCGGACGAGACGGAACTGTTCGGCAAGTCGGCCGAGGCCCGCAAGATCGCGGCCGAGCAGATGAAGGTCGACGCCGAGCTGCGCCAGTTTGTGGCGAACTGGCAGAAGCAGGGTCATGTCTTCACGGTACAGGAAACCGCCGACCTGGAGGCGTCCGCTGCAGCGCGCAAGGAAGACATCGGCGCCATCATGGGCCAGCGCCAGGCACTGGCCGGCGCCGAGCAGCTACGGCAGCAGAACGCCAGGTTCGCGGCTGAGTCGATCGTGGACGAGAAGGCGCGTGCGCTTGCTCTCCTGGAAATCGACGCCGAAGTCTGGCGTGAGCGCATCCAGCTGGCCGGCGATGGCACCGATGCGCAGAAGAAACTCCAGGCGCAGTACGACACCTGGTACGCCAACCGCCTGAAGGCGGCCATGTCGAGCGTCGACGTCACTAAGGCGAAGGAGATGCTCGACATCATGTCCGCCCTCGACGAATCGGCTAAGTCGGCAGCGGACGGCATGGCGGCCTCGTTCGGTAAGGTGGGATCGGCGATCGGCGGCCTGACAACCACGCTCAGCGGATACGGACGCGCCCAGGCCGCGATCGCCGCCCAGCTCGCGGCCGCGACCAAGGACGCCGGCGGCAACCAAGTCAAGATCCAGAAGGCCAACGCGACCGCAGCCGCCGCTTCGGCGCAAGCACAGATGAAGTCCTACGGCGACATGGCCAGCGCCGCCAAGGGCTTCTTCAAAGAGAATTCCGCCGGGTATCGGGCCATGGAGGGCGTCGAGAAGACCTTCCGCGCCTTCGAAATGGCGATGGCGGTCGAGAACATGCTGCGCAAGACCGGCCTGTTGACCAGCTACACGACCGCCTTCGTCGCCAGCAAACAGACGGAAACCGCGGCCACCGAGGCGAGCGTCGCGCCGGACGTCGCCGCGTCGATGGCCAAGGGTCAGGCGGCCGCTGTGGCTGGCGTCGCCAATCAGGCCGCAGGTGACCCATACTCCGCTTGGGTGCGCATGGCCGCGATGGCTGCCGTGATGGTGGGCCTGGGCTTCGCCGTATCCGGCGGGGGCAGCAGCGGCCCCAGCTTGTCTGAGCAGCGGCAAAAGGTCCAGGGGACCGGCTCGGTACTGGGCGACAGCAGCGCGAAGTCGGAGTCGATCAAGAACGCGATCGAACTGTCGGCGTCGAACTCGTCCACACAGATCAATTACCTGGCTGCAATGACGGCTTCGCTGCGCACCATCGAGAGCAGCGTCGGCAGCTTTGCGAGCCAGCTGGTCCGCACCACGGATGTTACGAATCCCAGCGTCGGGCCGCTGAACAGTAACAACGGCGGTGCCACGACCGGATTTGGCGTAGCGTCTGGTGCGGCTATCGGCAGTTTCTTCGGGCCGATTGGGACCGTGGTCGGGGCGTTCGTTGGCCTCCTGGCGAAAAATATCCCGATCATTGGCAAGATCGCCACCTCGATCTTCGGTGGCAAGCAAAGTGTCGAGGATTCGGGCATCACCATGAGCCCAGCCGCGTTGTCGGCCATCCTGTCGGCTGGGGCGAACGTCAGCCAGTACGCGGCCGTCAAGACCTCCGGTGGTTGGTTCCGTGGCGACAGCCACGACACGTCGAGCACTGCTCTGGGCGCCGATGCCAACTCCCAGATCACGGCGGTCATCAAGTCACTGGCGGATAGCGTGGAAGTCGCCGGCAGCCTGCTCGGCCTGTCCGGCGACGACTTCACCGCCAAGCTCAACGCCTTCGTGGTCGACATCGGTAAAGTAAGCCTGAAGGATCTCAAGGGCGACGATCTGCAGAAGGCATTGGAGTCGGTATTCTCCAAGCTCGGCGACAACATGGCGCAATTTGCCGTGGGCGGCCTGCAGCAGTTCCAGAAGGTCGGTGAAGGCTACCTGGAGACGCTCGTCCGGGTCGGGGCTGATTACGCCAAGCTCGATGCCTCGCTGACGTCGATTGGCAAGACTTTTGGCGCTACCGGTTTGCAGTCGGTCGCGGCCAGGGAGTCTCTGGTCGACCTGATGGGTGGTATCGACGAGCTGCAGTCGACGGCTTCCAGCTATGCCGAGAATTTCCTGACCCAAGCGCAGCGCCTGGCGCCGGTGCAGAAATACGTCACCGACGAGCTGGCCAGGTTGAACCTGGGCTGGGTCGACACCCGCGAGAAGTTCGCCCAGGTCGTGACGGGACTGGACCTGACCACCGAGGCTGGCCAGAGCACGTACGCAACCCTGATGGGTCTGTCCGAAGCGTTCGCGGCCACCCACGAGGCGATAAAGGACACCACGAAGAGCGCCCAGGACATCGCCGATGAGCGCCGCGATCTGCAGGACCAGCTGGACGAATTGACCATGACCTCCGTCCAGCTGCGCGAGAAGGAACGCGCAGCGATCGACGCCAGCAACAAGGCTCTATACGACCAGGTGCAGGCGATCCAGGCGGCGAAGGAGGCCGCGGCCACGCTGCTCGGAAATGCCGACGCTGCCTACTCGGTACTTGAAAAAGTCGTGAACCGCGAAAAGACTGCGGTGCAGAAGAACATCGATGCCCATACCGAAGCTGTAAACCGGCTGCAGGGGCTTTCACAGGCACTTCACAGCGCGGTCGACAGCCTGACGTCGCCAGCGCAGCAGATGGCCGATCGTGCGCGGGCGCAGGCAGAGATCCAGGCAGACCTGGCTATCACGAAGGCAGGCGGCACGCTGTCCGACAACCAGGTCGAGTCCCTCAAGAAGGCCTTGAGTGCCGCGACGCAGGACGCCTCTGGCCAGTTCGCCACGTACCAGGATTACCTGCACGACCTGTACCAGACCCGAGACGGCATCGAGCAACTCGGCGACCTTACCGACGATTCGCTGTCGATCGAAAAGGATGCGCTGGAGACGGCGCAAGCCCAGCTGCAATCCCTCGACGCCATCCTGAGCCATGCACAGGAAGAGATCGACATCCTCAAGGGAATCGATACGAATGGCCTGTCACTGGTCCAGGCCATGGATGGGCTCGGTACCGCGATCGCCGCCGCACATGCTAACCCGATCGCCGGCGCGACTTCGAGCATCAGCCAGGCGTATCAGAGCGCCCTGGGACGCGCCCCAGACGCTGCTGGTCTGGAGTTCTGGCAGAACCAAGCGGCGGCCGGCTCATCAATCTCGGCGATTACGGATGCGATCGGGAACTCGGCTGAAGCACAGATCAAGAAGCTGTACAAGGAACTTCTCGGCCGCTCTGTCGACGCCGGCGGCCTGGACTTCTGGATGCACAGCGGCGCATCGATCGACGAGATCTCTGAGGGTATCAAAGGCTCTTCCGAATACAAAACCAAGGTGCCTGGCTTTGCGTCGGGGGGCGATTTCGCAGGTGGATGGCGCATCGTGGGCGAGAACGGTCCCGAGCTGGAGGCGACTGGTCCGGCCCGGATCTTTAGCGCCCGTCAAACTCAGTCGATCTTCAATGGCTCGGCTGGCCAGCAAGTCGACATCACGGAACTGGTTGAGCAAATGAAACTTTTCTATGAAGAGGCGAAGCTGCTGCGCGAAGCGAACAGCCAAGAGAACTACTTTATCGCCAAGTACTGCCAGCAGATCGCCGATCACATGGACGGGGCCGTGAATGGCGACGTCCCATTCGCAGTTAAGGCAATTCCCGCATGATCATTATTGACTCTGTAGCCCTTGGCGACGTGGCCTGCACGCGCGCCTCACCCAAGTGGGTATTCGACCGCAACGGCACGCTTGTACAGGTGCAGCCCAACACGCTGGCGGTGACATATGATCCGCAAGATTTGAATCAGGCACCTTACGCACTGGTCGACCTGGCAGCGGCAACCAATTTCGTTTCTTACAGCAGCCTCCGTGAGAGTTCTGGGGTGTACGCAATTCTTGGCCCATCGGTGGTCGACGGCGGAGTCATCGCCGGGTCTACTGGGCCAGATGGCGTGGCGGGTGCGCGGAGGTTCACCGTTAGCAATCCGGACGGTCTCTCGACGGTACGGTTCGGCGATACCACGGCAGGAACCCCTGGCACGGCCTACTTTGGCTCTATCTTCGTTCGCACGCCCGATGGTGTGGCGCGCACGCTTAATGTCGACTGCTGCGATGGCGCGGTCCAGGTGATCCAGGTCACCGGCGCATGGCAACGGGTGCGGGCCAATAGCACTCCTTCGAATCCGATGACGTACCGCTTCCTCGACATTCAGTTCGGCAGCAGCGGGGACTATGAAGTCTTTGGCGCCCAGATAAGTGACCGGGATAGCGAGTACATACCGAACAGCACCAATGGACCTGTCACCCGAGCGGCCGATGTCATTGCCTCTGGAGCGGGTCTTGTGTATTCAAACGTGGCGATTAATGAGCAGCCGTACAGCGCCGCCACGTCCTATGCCAAGGATGCAGTGGTGTACGACCCGGTAACGCACCTGACCTACAAGTCGGTGGTCGCCGCGAACGTTGGCAACGCGCTGTCCGATTCAACCAAGTGGACCAAGGGTGACGTAATCAACAGATGGAAGATGCTCGACCAGTACAACAACACTCAAACGAGCAATCTCGACGAGATCTTACTGGTGGTTTCTCCTGAAGTCATTTCCCAAGGCTTCTATCTTGGAAATATGGACGCTGGTGAGGTTCGTGCAAGCGTTGTCGACCTCTATGAGGGCATGGTTTATCGCGAGGTGCAAAACCTCGTCGTATCGACGTCCGGTTCCAGCTTCTTTAACTGGTGCTTCCGGCGCATCCGTAAGAAGAGCTACGCCGTCAGCGTGCTCATGCCTGTATACGCGAGGGCACTCATCACGATCTCTATCAGGAAGATTGGTGCAACGCCAAAGTGCGGCATGTGCGCCATCGGCCCGGTGGTCGACGTCGGGCTATCCGAATGGGGCATTAGCACGGAGATCAAGGATTACTCCACAACGACCTTCCAGTTCGATGGTACTAGCGACACCCAGTTGCGCGGCTTCTCCAGGCGGATGAGCGTTGATGTCGAGGTAGATAACGACCAGAAGGACGTGGTGGAGGAGACGTTGGCTCAATTCCGGCAAAAGCCGGTTGCCTGGATCGGTACCGTTTTATGGGGCAGCGCTTGCCTGTTCGGCCGCTACTCCAGCTTCAAAAGCGTCCTGCCAAATGTCAGGAAATCAAAGATATCTCTCCAAATCGAAGGAACGGTGCAATAACGATGATTACAGCTCTGATGGACCTGAATCGCATGCCAAATCGGCTGCAGGACCAGAAGGTATTTGATGACTTCATGGCCGAATACATGCGGTTGCTACCACTACGCGGGCAGCAGGAAAACGACCTTGTGGCGATGGTGAACGCAGCGGTTGCAGGAGGAGCCTACGCGCTGGCGTATGTGTTCGACACCGCAACTGCTGACGCAGACCCTGGCGCAGGCAAGCTGCGACTGTCAAATGTGATACAGAACGCATCGACCGTTCTCCGCCTGGATGTGCTGGCAGGTGGCCAGGATTACACCAGTGTGATTGATAGGTTTGACGCGTCCACGAGCACTGTCAAGGGCTCGATCCGACTGGTGAAGATGGGTGACCCATCCAAGTGGCTGACGTTCGACGTGACCGCACGCACGACGCTTAGCGGCTATCGCAACCTGACTGTGGCAAATACTGGCGGCAGCTCGGCAAGTCCATTTGCTGCCGGTGATGGTGTACTGCTGTTCTTCCAGCGTACTGGCGACAAGGGCGATACCGGCAATCAGCTGACGCAGATGATCCATGTGCGCGAAGAATATGTGGGCGGCACCGCGGCCCCCTACGTTGCTACAGGCGCGATCAGGGTACTTAACACTACCAAAATCAATACCGTTGCTGGCGCTTCGCTTTCTTCGAGCCAGGTCACTCTTCCGGCGGGCACGTACGACTTTGAAGGTAGCGCTCCACTGGTAACTCCAAACATCGGGCACCGGGTGGCGCTGTACAACGCCACCGATAGTCAAAGCGTTCTGTCCGGCCCGAACGAATTGTCAGGGAATACCAACTATCAGGAGCAAACGCGCGCTTACGTGCGCGGGCGAATAACGATCGCCTCAGCAAAATCTTTCTGTATTCAGCACGTCATCAGTGGGAGCGGGGCATGGCTCGGCGGGACCGCAATTAGCGTTGGCACTGAGATCTACGCCGAACTCATTTTCAGAAAGGTGTCCTAATGACGACCGTTCGCTACCTCACATACACCGACGACGGCATCCTCGACGGCTGCTATTTGCAAGTGCCGCCCGAGGAACACATCAGTCGCATGATCATCGTCGACGAAGACCTCGCTGCCAACTGGGTCAACTACCGCGCCAATGAAGCGCGCGACGGCGTCGAACTTGCGCAAGCCGTGCCGGAGTCGGTCAACCTGGAACAGCTCAAAGCCGATGCGCTCAAGGCAACCTATGCCGATGTAGACGCGGTAACGGCTGCAGCGGTCGGCAACCGAGTCGAGGAATACCGCGACGCCGAGGCGGCAGCACGCGCTTTTGTGGTGGCGGGTTACGAAGGCGACGTCGACGAGTACGTGTCCAGCTACGCTCAATACAACCCAACCGGCGAGGAACAAACCAACGCCTGGGCTGCGGACCAGATCATCGCCCGCGCAGACGCCTTCCGGGATGCACAGAAGGCGATGCGCACCCGTCGGTTTGCGAGTCAGGCCGAGATTCGCCTGGCGCAAACGCCCGAGGAGCTGACGGCGGCCGTTCAGGTTTGGGGCGGGTTCATCGCCGGCATTCGCTTGGCACTGGGGGTGTAAGGTGCAGACAATTACGCTGCTGTTCACCCGCCGCCGCTTCAATCCGATTTCTTGGCTGATCCGGTGGGCGATTCCACGCTCCCGCTTTGCACTGGCTTTGTCATCGCACTGCATCATTGATGCTGGCGACAAACTCTACGAGGCGACCATGCTGCATGGCGTACGGGAGGTCGGTCGCGCGACTGCACTGGCCGGCCAGACGGTCGTCCTGCAGCGCGCCTATCGCGTCAGGAACGCGGCTGCAGGCGTCGGGTGGGTCAAGACGCAGCTCTGCAGGTACAAGGCGCAAGCACCAAGTTGGCTCCCAGATTGGGCGCAGCGGTTGTATTGTGCGGCCGCGCTGGTCCTGAACAGCAACTACGACTGGCCCGGTGCGCTTGGCCTAGGACTATCACCCTACCGCGACTGGGCCGCTGAGGGCTTTTGGTTCTGCTATGAACTGGGGGCAGGATGTCTGGTCGCTGCGGGGCGTGATGACTTCGCAGATACCGGCCACATCACTGAGGCGTCGCTATTGATGATCAAGCCGTAA